GATTGCCCCGCCCGCGTTTCGGATGCAGTGCAACCGTGTGTTTGAAGCCGTCAAGTTGTTTGGCAGCGTGATCTACCACCGCAACCCGGTGCGTACCGTCACGCCTGCTCGCTATCCGTTCGTCACCCCAGAAGTGGTCGGGGTGATGGACGATCAGTCGATGATGGCATACCAGCAGGCTGCACAGGAGACGGTCAAGAAGTCGGACGTTCGCAAGACCGTCGCTCTGCTGATGGAGCGGTACTTGAACTACACGCCAAACGAGTGTGACCTCAAAACCCACAGCCGCCGGGTTGTGGACGAAGCGATCATCAAGGGCATGGGCGTTTGGTGGACGGAGTTGGTGACGCCTCCCGGATCTGGCGTGTCGGTGATTGGCTCGTTTGCGGACAGCATTGACAACTTCACGCTGGACCCGGACGCCACCGAGATCGAGGACATTACGTGGTGTGCCCGCAGGTGCGTGCATCCCATCGACGTTGTGGCTCGCCAGTACGGGCTTGATCGGGATCAGTTGAAGGGTCATCTCGACGGGGCCAAGCCCATCGACCAAGACTTGGACGGTCAGATTTTCTCTGACAACGAGTACCCGTATAAGGGTCGCCGCGTTGGCAAGAGCAACGAGTTGGTGACGTACTGGAAGATTTGGAGCAAGACCGGACTGGGTGATCGGCTCAAGGACACGCCGCAGGAACTGGTCGGTGCGTTCGATGGCATGGGAGACAACTGCTACATCGTTGTCTGCGAAGGCGTTCCGCACCCGCTCAACATGCCGCCTGCCATGCTGGAGCAGCAGGCCGACGATCAGACTGGTGTTCCCGAAGAGTTGTTCCGTGCCGTGCAGTGGCCGATCCCCTTCTGGGCTGAGTCAAATGGCTGGCCGTTTGTGCCGCTCGACTTCCATCGCAAGCCCGGATACGTCTGGCCGATTTCGCACATCAAGCCGGGTATTGGCGAGTTGCGGTTCTTGAACTTTGCCATGTCCTTCATCGCACAGCGTGTTGCCACCAGTTGCGAAACGCTGCTTGGCGTCAGCAAGGCGGCCGACCAAGACATCAAGGATCAAATCCTTGCGAACTCCGAGAAGGGGTTCAAGGTGGTCGAGATCAGTGAGACGCTTGGCAGAAGCGTGAACGACCTCATCAGTGTGTTCCAGTTGCCAGAGGTAACGCCGGAACTCTGGAGGATCGTGGAAGCCGTTGCGCAGCAGTTCGACAAACGAGTGGGCCTGACAGAACTCGCCTACGCCATGACCTCCAGCCAGATGCGTAGTGCCACAGAGGCCAACGTGAAGGCGGAGCAACTGTCGGTACGCCCGGACGACATGGCGAACCGGCTGGAAGACGCCATGAGTCTCATCGCCCGCCGAGAAGCCTTTGCATCTCGCTGGCTGCTGGAGCCGAAGGACGTGGAGCCTGTCATCGGCCCGCTTGGAGCGGCGGCGTGGGCACAGCATGTTGCCACGCTCGATCCGTCTGTCATTGCCCGTGAGTTTGACTACCGGATCGAGGCCGGGAGTGCTCGGAAACCTAACAAGGCTACCCGCGTCGAGCAGATGCAGGCGGCGCTTCAGACGCTGGGGCCGATCCTGCAAGGGCTGGTGCCGATGGGCATCGTGGACCCGCTGAATAGCCTGCTCACAGACTGGGCAGAATCTCTGGACATTGACGCGAAACCCTACCTCATTCCGCCCCCTCCGCCGCCCCCGCAGCCACCGGTCGGGACGCCGCCGGGACCGCCTGATGGCGCGGAGGGGGCGGGTGGGGGTCCGCCTCCGGACGCCCCGCCGCCGCCAAATGAGCCGCCGCCGCAAGTTCCGCCAGAAATGAACCCCTGACCGGACACAAACCTATAGCCCCATGAATGCTCACGACCTGCCGCCGGACATCGCTCACGCCTCTTATGAGGTGCAGGCTCACTATGTCCGAATGATCGAGTCTGGACAGCCTCCGCGATTCGCGGAGATGTGTGCTTTGCAGTGCCCTCCCGGCACTCGTGGCACCGACCGCTCGTTCATGCAGGGGCGGCTGCACGGCAACTGGATGGACGGGATGCCGAAGAAGGTTGCCAATGCCATGCTTCGCGAAGCCGAACTTGCCGGTATCAGTACCGCCGGAAAGTATTACATGGGCGGGATTGCCGACAAGCGTGGCTACAAAGACCCAGAGGCGTGGGTGGACAGCACTGCCGACGTGCTTCGTGTCTGCAAGAAGCGTGACTTAGAGATTCACGGGATCGTGGACTATGTCCCTCCGCAGAAGGCACCCCCGAAGGAAGTGGACATCAATCCGCGAATCCTCCGAGAGCATGTCCGCGAAGAGATGAAGAACAACCCCAAGCTCAAGCGTGGCGAAGCCGTCGAGAAGGTCAAGGATCGGATCGTTCCCCAGTACAAGCGGAAGAAAACATAATGCCCAACAAGATTGAGCGACTGTCCACAACGACCGGGTCGCACACGTTGACTACGTCTACTTCCAGCACGGCACGGCTCCCGTTCGTGGCTCACGCTGGCGGCGTGATGATCGTTACCGGCGTCACCTCGACCCCAGCGACACTGACGTGGTACGTGTCAACGAGCAACGAAGGAACTCTTGTGCCGTTGCAGGACGGTGCGGGTGCTGCCGTTACCACCACCGTTGCGTCAACCAACTCGTACATCAACGCCTATCCCATCCCGGATGCGGCGTTTGGTGCGCAGTTCATTGCGGCCACGACCAACGCTGGAACGCTCACTGTCCAGTTTTCCGTGAAGGGGTAGTGAATGCCGACTCAGGCGTTAGTGCGATTTCGTGTTCGTCAGGACACGGCAGCAAACTGGTCGTCGTCTAATCCCGTTCTGGCTGCTGGTGAGCCGGGACTAGAACTCGACACCGGCAAGATCAAGTACGGCGACGGCGTCCGCAACTGGGCGACCCTGCCGTACTCGTCAGGCGTTGCGCTGGGCACCACCACTCCGCCTGCTGCGGGGACTGGGGCTGTCGGCACTAGCACGCTGGCCGCACGAGCTGACCACACGCACGCACTCCCAACTGCGCCGTCCTTTCAGTCAGTCTCTACGACGGGTGACGCAACCGTAGGCGGGTCGCTCACAGTGACCGGCGCTCTGGTGGGAGGTTCCCACCGGCACTCCACCGCAGAGATCAATGACTTCTCGGCGGCGGTGTTTGCTCAGATCAGTGCGTCCATCAAGGCGGGCTCTAACGTCACGGCGGCGATTGATCCCGTTGCTCGGACGATCACGATCAGCAGCACAACCGTCGGGACGACGCCTCTGACCATCTCGTTTGATCCGGGAGACGCCACGTCTACTGACGGATCGGCGTTGTTTGTGTCGAAGGCTATCGGCGGGTCTGGTGCCATCTCGTATCAGTGGCAGTCTTCGTCTGATAGCGGCACGTCGTGGGGTGACGTGGCGGGCGCGACTGGCACCTCGCTGGCTCTCTCCGGGCTTTCGGGTGCCGACGACGGGCGGAAGTACCGACTCAAGGCTATGGCAGGCACCGAGACGGTGTACTCGCTCCCGGCAACCCTTCGTCTTCCAGCCATCGTTATTACGGCCCAGCCGCCAGACATCTCTGTCACGGTCGGCCAGTTGGTATCGCTCGCCGTTTCGGCCACCGCAGGGTCGTCTGCCGTCTCGTACCAGTGGCAATCTCGGCCTGACTCCACTGTGGACTGGGCGTCGATCCCGCAAGCCGTGCAGGCGCAGTATTCCTTTGTGCCTTCATCGGCATCGACTGGCACGCAATACAGGGCCGCCGTGACGGCACTTGGTCTTGTTCAGTATTCGCGAACCGCGAGCGTTGTGGTTTTACCGACGTCGCTGGCGTTTGTTTCGCAGCCTTCCTCCGCCACTAGTTCCAGTGGCGCGGCGGCCTTTTCGGCTTCTGCGTCCGGCGGCACCGCCCCCGTCACCTATCGGTGGCAGAAAGCAGTGCCTCTTGGTGACTTCTCGGACGTTGCAGACGGTGCGTCCGGCGCGTCAGGGCAGGCCACCGGCTCGCTGTCCCTTACGGGGCTCGGGGCGTCAGACCACCTGAACTGGTATCGCCTCAAGGCCACTGACGCAACGGGGTTTGTGGCATTTAGCTCTTCAGCCCAACTTCAGACGCTTACTCTGCTCATCACGACACAGCCAAGCAACGTGTCTGCCGCCAACGGCGCGACGCTTGCCAGTAATGCGTTCTTAGTCGCAGGAACCGCAGGCGGTACAATCACTTATCAGTGGCAGAAGTCCACTGACGCAGGAGCAACATGGGCGAACATCTCTGGGGCCACATCTGCGACCTACGGCTCGATCACAGTCAACTATAGTGGTGGCGCACACAACGACGGCAACCTGTTTAGGTGCGGCCTTTCGTACGGCGGCCAGACCATCTACAGCGATGCAGCCGCCCTATCTGTTGCACCTGCCGCGCTAACGATTTCCGCTCACCCCGCTGACGCCACGTCCAACGGCGGGGCTGCGTCGTTTTCGCTCACATACAGCGGCGGCCCCTCTGGTGACGCAACAGTCTCGTGGCAGTGGCGCCCGGCTGGCTCTGGGGCCGATGGATGGCTACCCATCGCAGGCTCGTCCACCACTAGCAGTACGGCCACTAGGTCGTATGCGTTCTCTGGTCTTCAGGCGTTCTCGGGCATTACGGCGACTGTATACGACGGCGCACGAGTGAGAGGCGTC